CAGGACCGTTGGATGGGCGTCCGCTTCTACGACGTCTCGTTCCGGTCGACGAACGCCGGAGCCTCGTTCCTCTACAGCTCCAGCACTGGCGCGTGCCAGGACTGGAACTTCACGAACGTTGAGTGGCGCGGAGCCTGGAAGTACGGCGTCGGACTTGACGGCCCACTGACGAGCAACTGCAACAGTGAGTTCGTCTTCGACCGTTGCACTGTCACTGGCTCCTACGACGTCGCATGGTTCTGGTCGGGAATGACGCCGGCCAACGCGCAACAGGATCAGTTCCTGAACTACAGCTTCCGTGACTGCAAAATGGAGCCCAGCTACGGTGACGTCCTCCGCTTCGACAAGGGCGGATCGGTCAACGTGAGCGGCGGCTCATGGATCTTCACGGGGAAGCGCCCGGACGGCTCGCCCTCCAGGTTCTTCTACCTCCCCGCGGGGAGCCACTTCGACTCTGTGCAGAACCTCACGGTGACCGGAGTCCGCTTCGAGCCTCGGGATGCGGCGAACATGGTGATCGACGCTGCCTGGAAGGGCATGATCCAGTTCCTCGGCTGTATGGACGACGCGTGGGCCTTCAAGCCCTACTCAGCCGGCGACGCATACGCCCCACACCGCTACACGAACCCTTCCGGAGTGCGCTATCAGGGCTGCACCCTGACGGGGCGCCACGCATACGTACAGTCGGAAGCCCCGTCGCGTCAGAGCATCGTGTACGACCAGTGCGCACGCACGGTGGCGACGAGGCGGACGAAGGCGGCGTTCCTGACGGTCACCGGCTCGAAGGCAAGCGCTGTGAAGGTCATCCACCGTGACGACCGGGACGGCATCGCCTGAGACAGCCACAAACGCAGCCCCGCCGCGGAGGAGCGATCCCGCGAGCGGGGCTGAGCTACTTCACGGCCCCGTCCGCCTGAACGTCAGGACGACGCGAGGCCCGGATCCGCGTTGAACTTCCTCGCGCTGCTGGAGCTTCCATCCCGCAAGTTCGATGCGCGAGATGGCGAGGTCGTGTTTCAGGATCCCCGCCGGCAGTGACTTCGTGTACACGGTCAAGCCTTTCTTGTACGCCATGAGCGCGTAGCGATCGGGCTGGAGCGGCTTCGGCTCCGACGGCGTGCCAGCGATGTGCTTCCCGAAGAGCTTGAACTCCACGACTACCCCCGAATCTTGACGGCCTCCCCTGGCCGCGAATGAGCGACAGCGTAGAACACGAGCCCCGTGGAGGTGGCGATATGGCGTGGAGCGGGTCGAGCCGGCGGCAGACGCTGCCGAAGGGCTGGGAGCGCACGCGACGTCGCATCATCCGGCGTGACGGAGGCGTCTGTACGGCGCTCTACAGCGACGGCCGACGTTGCGAGCTGCCCGGCACCGACGTTGACCACATCGTCCCCCACTCGCTTGGCGGGTCGGAGGATGACGACAACTTGCAGCTTTTGTGCCGCTGGCATCACGCCCAGAAGTCCTCTTCGGAGGGCGGCACGGCAGCTGCAGGAGCCCGCGTAAGCGTTCATCGTCCGAAGCCCACACACCCTGCCCTGGAGGACGAATGAGCGTCGCCGGCGCGCGAGTGGAGATCGTCGAATCGGGCCATGAGCCCGGAGATCCGGTCATCCCGACGAACGTCCGTGTAAACGGCGTTGACGTCGGGCGTCTGGCGAAGGTTCCGAAGGTCGCGATGGGCGACGACGAGGTGACCACGGTGACGCTCGTTCTGATGCCCGCTTCGGTGGAGATCAAGGGCGACGACGTTCGCACGGACCGCAAGCCCATCGGCTTCGCAGCCGAGTAGCACAACCCCACAGACATCCGCGGCTGATCCCCGCGGACAGAAGGGCCCTGACGTTCCAAGGCGTCGGGGCCCTTCGCCATTCCTTGGAGCAGACATGCCTTACGCCCTGACGTGCGAATACACCCCCTGTGGCACCGAGTTCAACGCACCCCGCAAGCGGAAGTACTGCGCGCCCCTTTGTGAGCGCCGCGCGTACACCGCACGGAGGAAGGCTGATGGCCGGCTCGCTGCTATGCGGGTGCAGCAGAAGGACTACAACGCTGCGTACCAGAGGGCCAACGCTGATCGCTGGAAGGTAGAGCGTAAGTGCCTTGTGTGTGGAGCAGCGTGGATGACCATGCGTCGGGACGCTAAGTACTGCTCCTCCTCCTGCCTGAGTGCTGCGTATGCAGGGCATCAGAGCGCCCCTTCACGTAGGGCCCTTGCGCAGCGCCGGCTACAGCGGGCAGCACGGGGCGTACGTGGTGAGGGCGTATGGGCTGATGCCGCATGCATGCACTGCGGTGCACGGTATGTAGTGCGTGTGCGTGGGGGCGCAGCAGCTGCCCACTGCTCACGCGCGTGCTACGACAGGACGAAGGGTGCTGTCAGGCGTGCCCGTGAGCGTGCGGTGGAGCGAGAGCCCGTCTATCGAGCGCGTGTGTTCCAGCGTGACGATTGGCGTTGTCATCTCTGTGGTGAAGACATAGATCGATCCGCAGTTGCGCCGGCTCCGCTCGCACCAACCCTTGATCACGTGATCCCGATCGCGCGCGGAGGAGGCCACACGATGACCAACATCAAAGCCGCTCACTTCATCTGCAACTCGACGAAGAGTGATCGTCTGATGTGGTCGCCGGCTGCGTGACCCCAGGGGGGTGTACTCGGGCCGAGACCTTCCGTGCCGTAAAGGTGCTGGTGTCGCCTGTCTGAATGACTCTGGGACTTCTGGTGTAACGCTCATGCCGGCGCGGCTGGGAGGCCGTCAGGCGCCCGCACAGAGCCTCCTGGGGGCATCTGAGCGGCGCGGGAGGCGGTCTACCGTTACTCGCCGGCCATTGAACACATATGGATATCCCCAGCTCAAGGCTGGTATTACCGTTACACGCCCCGTAAGATGGAGCCCATGAACACACGAACCTGCGAGTGGTGCCCGGAGCATCTTGGAGCGCGACACTCGCACCGAGCACGCTTCTGCTCCACCCGTTGCCGTGTGGCTTCGCACCGCGCGGATAAGAAGCGCGTCTTCCCCGTAGAACTGACGACCTGCGACAGGTGGGTCCGACGAGCCGCGGACAAGCGACCGTTGACGACAACCGGCATGGCTGCCTCGTCGACGAACGCGCGCACGTGGAGCACCTACAAGAACGCCACGGAAGCCGTGGCCGGCGTCGGTCTGGGCTTCGTCCTCTCCGACGTCGATGACGTGGTCTGTCTGGACCTGGACCACTGCTTGAACCTGCTCACAGGGCGTCTTGCCCCGTGGGCCGCAGCCATTCTCCGCGACGCGGGCGCCACCTACGTAGAGGTGTCCCCGTCCGGCGATGGCCTGCACATCTGGGGCCGCGCTGACGTCCGACATGGACGGCGCATCCGACGCCCCGAGGGTACGGCCGTAGAGATCTATTCCACCGGCCGGTACATCACTATGACGGGACGCCGACATGGCTCTTCCCCGTCGATCCTCGCGGATATCTCCGCGGTGGTGACCAAGCTGACGCAGTAGCTCCCGGCATGGGCGGCAACTGCCGCTGATACCTGGAGGACTGATGGCCGGCAGAGGCAGGGCCCCAAAAGACCCATCCAAGCTGCGACGTCCGGGCTCGGTAGATCCGAGCACCGTGGTAGTTCCCGACGATGAGCTTCGCGGTCCGGAGTTGCCTACGGGCATTCTCCCCGACGACGCTGACTGGCACCCGCGAACGCTTCAGTGGTGGCAGACCTGGCGCGAGTCGCCGCAGGCACAGACCTTCATCGACACCGACTGGGATTTTCTCCTGGACACCGCGCTTCTTCACCACGTCATGTGGACGAAGGGCCGTTGGGAGTTCGCCTCTGAGGTACGCCTCCGGGCCGCCAAATATGGCGCCACGCCGGAGGACAGGGCCCGCCTGAAGCTGAAGGTCGATGACCCTATGGCAGGCCGTCATGCGCCCGTACAGAGCGCCGGGAACGTCTCAGACATCACCAGTCGGCGAGCCCGACTCACAGGTTAGGAGACCGGATGCCGCGCGCTCTTGTGCGCGCCCCCGGTCACGACCGCTCCCGCTCTCTTGGGTGGATGGCGGTCGCATGGATGGAGTACTTCGTCGTACACGGCCCTGGCGACGTCCAGGGCGAGCCGGTACGGCATCGAGACGAATACACCGGCTTCGTTGTGGACTGCTACGCGGTCGATGACGACGAGGGCAAACTCCTCTACGACTCCGCGTTCTTTAGCCGCCCGAAGGGCTGCGACAAGAGCGGACTTGGTGCGCGCATCGGCCTCTTCGAAGCCTTCGGACCCGCCCGCTTCAACGGCTGGGCTGAAGGCGGTGAGGTCTACCGCGACCCGTGGGGGCTTGGCTTCGAGTACGTCTACGAGGCCGGCGAGCCTATGGGCCGACCGGTCCGCGTCCCCTACCTCCGCATCATGGCGACGGAGGAAGGACAGACCGGCAACGTCTACGACACCATCTATTTCAACCTGACCGACGAGGCGTCGCCCCTGTCGATGATCCCGGGCGTTGACCCGGGCCTGACGAAGATCAACCTTCCTGACGGCGGAGAGATCACTCCGTCAACCGCCTCGTCCTCGTCGAAGGACGGCGGCAAAGAGACGTGGGTGTGTTTCGACGAAACCCACCTCTACAACACTCCTGAGCTGCGCCGCATGTACGCGACGGTGACCCGTAACCTCCGCAAGAGGAAGCGTGGCGCCGGCACGTGGTACCTGGAGACGACGACCATGTTCGCCCCCGGGCAAGACAGCGTTGCAGAGCGCACCTACGAGGAAGCTGAAGCGATCCGCGAGGGTCGTAAGAAGCGTGGTCGCGCTCGTCTGATGTACGACCACCGGTACGGCGTCTGTAAGGATCTCAAGAACGAGGACGAACTCCGCGCCGCTCTCATGGACGCCTATGGCGATGCCATGGAGTGGATGGACATTGACACCCTCGTCGACGATTTCTACGACCTCCGTAACGACTCCGCCGACGGCAAGCGCTACTTCCTCAACTCCAGGACGTCCAGCTCCGATGCGTGGATGAATCCGGACTCGTGGGAGCTGTGCCGACGAGCCGAAGAGATAGCGGCCGGCGAACTCGTGACACTCGGTTTCGACGGATCCATCCGCGACGACGCTACGGCGCTCACAGCCTGCCGCGTCTCCGACGGACACCTTCAGTTGCTCGGTGTCTGGGAGAAGCCCGAAGGCCCTGAAGGTGAAGGCTGGCAGGTCGACCGCGAATCGGTTGACGCTGCTGTCTCCCGCGCCTTCGAGCGCTACGAGGTCTGCGGCTTCTACTGCGACCCGCCGCACTGGCAGGACTACGTGGACCGCTGGACCGCGGACTTCGGCGAAAACCTCTCCGTGCGCGCCACACAGGCCCGTCCGCTGGAGTGGTGGACCAACCGCCCAACGGCTATGGAGATGGCGCTGAATCGCTTCGTGGAGGCCACCGACGACAAGGCGCTCAGCTTCGCCGGCACCGAGAAAGGCGAAGAGGCCCCGTTCTCCGCGCTGGGAGCCACGCTCTCTCGCCACGTACTGAACGCCAAGCGCCGCCCCATGGGCCGCAACCACATCGGCATCGGCAAGGAGCACGCCAAGAGTCCGAAGAAGATCGACGCCGCCATGTCCGCCGTACTCGCCTACGAGTGCCGCGCTGACGCCGTCGCTGCAGGAATTACCAAGCGTAAGAAGAAGTCCGGTCGTCTCGTCGCCTTCTAAGGAGGTCCGTAAGTGCCTATCGATGCAACGAAGGTGGAGTCTCCGGGATGGTGGCTTCAGCGCCTCGGAAAGAAATTGCTGGACGAGCGTGACGACTCACGCCCCGACTGCGACGGAGAGGTGACGCCCGGTCTCGACACCCTGCGTCGCTACGCCGAAGGCAGGGCGCCTCTTCCGTACGTCCCTGGCGTCGACCCCGCGGAGGTAGCCGCGTGGATGAAGGACGCCCGCACCAACTGGACCAGTCTGGTCATCGACTCCCCGACGGAGCGCATGGGCGTCGACGGCTTCCGCTTCGGAAAGGTCAAGGGCGGCAAGTCCGCCAAGGCTGCCGACGAGGACGCTAACCGCATCTGGCAAGAAAACGGGATGGATGCGGACTCTGACCTCGTCCACTACGGCGCCCTCTCCCAGCGACGGGCTTTCGTCCTCGTGGAGAAGGGTGACGACGGCCGGCCGGTCCTGACGCACGAGACTCCCCGTCAGGTAGCTGTGGAGCATCTGCCGGGCAATCGCCGGAAGCTAGCCGCGGGCCTGAAGTTGTGGCGGGATGACTGGACTGGCGACACTCGCGCGACGCTGTGGACGCCGACAGAGGTCCATCAGTTCACCACCAAGTCACAGGCGCCGGTATTCTCCGGCAACGCTGCTACGCTCCGCGGCTGGGATGCCCTGGCGCTCCCGAACATGGACGACGGTGCCGGCAAGAACACGCTTGGCATGGTCCCGCTCGTCCCCTTCGTCAACCGGCGCAACCGCAGGCCAGAGGGCTTCGCGGAGCACGAAGACGTTCTTTCGATCCAGAACCGCATCAACCTCTCGCTGATCAACTTGATCGCAGCCATGAAGTACGGCGCTTTCAGGCAGCGTTGGGCTGCGGGCCTTCAGGTCGACGAGGACCCTGTCACCGGAGCGAAGATCCAGCCGTTCCAGCTGGACATTCGGAAGCTGTGGACCACCGACGACGCCGACGTGAAGTTCGGCGAGTTCGCGGCCACTGACCTCGTGCCGTACGTGCGCGCGGTGGAGGCTGCCGTCCAGGATCTTGCGGCTATCAGCCGGACGCCACCTCACTACCTGATTGGCGCGGTGGTCAACGTCTCCGGCGACGCTCTGAAGGCTGCTGAGACTGGTCTCATTTCGAAGGTTCGCGACAGACAGCGCACCTTCGGAGAGAGCTGGGAAAACGTCATGCGCCTTGCTTTTAAGGTGCTGGGCGACGAGACGCGCGCGACCGCATACGACGCTGAGACTCTCTGGCGTGACCCGGAGTCCCGCAGCATCTCCGAACTGGCTGACGCTGCAGTGAAGAAGGCTTCGGCCGGCGTTCCGTGGCGTCAGCGCATGGAGGACATGGGCTACACGCCCGCACAGATCGACCGTATGGAGATCGATCGCGCGGCAGACGCACTGAACGCAGCTCCGGCGACCGACCCACAGCCGGCCTCCCTCCAGGCCAAGCGCGACGCGAAGCAGCCGCCCACTGACCAGCCTGTGATCGGACGGAGCGCGGATGTCCCTAACGCGGCTTGATCGCCAGTACGGGACGGCAGTCAGCAGCGTGTGGACGAGCGTCCTCGGACGTACCGCCCGCGCCTGGACTGATCTGGGCAGTTATCGCGATCCCGACGTCAAGCGTTTCCAGCGAACTGCGCTCCCCGTGCTGCTCGCTGGACAACGTCAGGTGGCGTCGCTGACGGCGACCTATCTGGAGCAGCTCTACCGGGATATCGACGCTGACGCCGGGCGGATCGGCCTGGACTTCGACAAGGTAACCGGCAAGGCCCTGCGCGACGTCGACCCGGAGGACGTCTACGAGCGTCCCTTCAAGGACGTGTGGTGGGCGCTCTCGAACGGTGAGCCGCTGGACGTGGCTATCGACCGCGGAGCGCATCGCCTGGAGACGCTTGCGAAGACCGATCTTCAGCTAGCCCGGACGCACACCGTGCGCGAGGTCGGCGACGACATGCCGCGCTTTCAGTACACGGTCCGTGAGCTGCAGGGCGAGTACGACTGTGCTCTCTGCATGATCGCGTCCACGCAGCGCTACCGGAAGCGCGACCTGGCGCCAATCCATCCGGGCTGTGACTGCCTAGTGAAGCTTGTGACGGCCGACGAGGATCCGGGCCAGGTCATCGACGAAGACAAGCTAGAGCGCATCCACGACCTAGTGGAGGAGGCGCTCGGTAAGAGCGACCGCGGAGGACGAGCGGTCGACTACCGAAAGATCATCATCGCCAACGATCACGGGGAAATCGGCCCTGTCCTCGGATACCGCGGACAGCGGTTCTCCGGACCCGACGACATTCACCTTCCGACCTGACGCCCGCCACGGGCTGACGACTCCCGACAGGGGAAACCACCATGCCTGAGCCACAGACTCCGCCGGCCGTCAACGAGCACGGCTACCCGGACAACACTCCGACTGCGGAGATGACGCCCGAACACCAGGCCGCGTACTGGAAGTTCCAGTCTCGCAAGCATGAGCAGCGCGCTTCACAGGCTCCGGACTCCACGGAGCTGGAGCGTCTGCGCGCGGCTGAGGCGGAACTCGCCACCCGTAAGGCGGCTGATCTGACCGACGCTGAGCGGCTCCAGGCAGAGAAGGACGCCGCGGACGCCGCTCGCCTCACCGCCGAACGCGAGCGGGACGAGGCACGGGCGGACGCGCTTCGGATCACCGTAGCCGCTGAGAAGGGCCTCACGCCTGCGCAGGCCAAGCGCCTCCAGGGATCCACGAAGGAGGAGCTGGAGACCGACGCAGACGACCTGCTGAAGGACTTCGCACCCTCCGGCTTCGGCACCCCTCCACCCCGCGCAGGCGGCGACCGTGGGGGTGACGTGGGCGGCAGCACCCGCACCACGGCTACCGGCGCGGAGCTGTACCGACAGCGCCACGCCAAGAACTAACCGACCCTCACAGGAGGACCCATGAACCTCGGACTCATCACTGAGTCGTTCAGCCAGGACAAGCGGGACTGGCTCGCCGGCGACCACGGCACCGACATCGCCCTGAGCGTGACGCTCGACGTCACCAAGTTCACCGCTGGCACCCACTACCCGGACGGCTACGTCAAGAGCGGCATCCCGCTCGGCAAGATCACGACCGGCGGCAAGTACGGCCCATACGACGACACCGCCGTTGACGGCCGTCAGACCCTCGTCGGATTCCTGTTCACGGGCGTGGAGGTCGTGACCCGTCGGGGCGCCACCCTGTCCAGCGCCGTGGGCTCGATGCTCGTCCACTGCGCCGTCAAGGAGTCCAAGCTCCCCGTCGCCGTCGACGCTGCCGGGAAGACCGACCTGGCCTCCCGCGTCATCTTCGTCTGAGAGAGGTAACAACCAACTATGCAGCTCATTGACGAGTTCGCGACCCCGGCGGAACTGACCGGGTACGCGCGGGCGGCACTTGCTGACCGCCCGGAGAACGCGCAGACGCTCGACCGCTGGCTCCCCAATCGCACCATCAACGACCTGTCCTACCGCTTCACTCGCGGTGGCGGTGGCCTGACCGAGGCTGCGGCCTTCCGCGCCTACGACGCGTCGTCTGACGTCGGCGTCCGACCCGGTGGCGCGCGCGTGAGCGGCGAACTGCCGCCCATCTCGCGGAAGATCCCCGTCGGGGAGTACGAGCGCATCAAGCGCCGGAACCTGGACACTCAGAACGCTGAGATCCGTGACGCGATGCTGGACGACGGCATCCGGCTGGCTCGCCAGATCGAAGCCCGTATGGAGCTGGCGCGCGGTGAGGCACTCTTCAACGCCGGCGTGAGCCTGAATGAGAACGGCGTTCAGGCCAGTGTCGACTTCGGCCGCAACGCTGCGCACTCGGTGACCATCGCTTCGGGCACCCTGCAGTGGAACGACACCGCCAACTCGAAGCCGTATGACGACTTCCAGGCGTGGCTTGACGTCTACAACGCGACGAACGGCAACCTTCCTGCGTACACCCTGATGTCGCGGACGGTCTACAACTACCTGCGTCGCAACGCGCAGCTCTGCAAGCTGGCGCAGTCGGTCAACCCGCCCACCGTGCTCACCAAGGACGGCCTGTCGAACGTCTTCGGCGACTTCGACATCCCGCCCGTCGTCATCTACGACGCGCAGGTGTCCGTGAACGGTGTCGCGACGCGAGTCACTCCCGTGGACAAGATCCTCTTCCTGCCGGAGTTCGGCGACGCTGTGGGTCAGACCCTGTGGGGCGTCCCTGTGGAGGCTGACGACCCGCGGTACGGCCTGGCTGGCGACGCTGCCGGCGTGGCTGTCGGTGGCTACAAGAGCGAGGACCCACAGACCGTGTGGACCCGCGCGACCGCCATCGCCCTTCCTGTCGTGGCGGCTCCTGACCTGACCTTCGTCGCTGACGTTCTCTGACCCTGATCGCGAGGCATTCACGCATGGCAACCCTGGCTAACAACGTCCACGTGACGGACGCCGACGGCGTGGCCCACGTGTTCGGCCCCGCGGACGAGGTCCCGGAGTGGGCACAGGCGCTCATCACCAATCCGAAGGCGTGGAGCGAGCCGCCCACCGTGAAGCGATTCACGGAGCCCGCTCCGGCGAAGAAGACTGTCGCCAAGCGCGCTCCCGCGCGACGTAAGGCAGGTGGCGATGCTGCTGTTCACGACGGCTGAGCTTCGCGCGCTGCTGGGGACTCCGATCTCCGACGAGCGCGCGCAGCTGGCGCACGACCTGACGGAAGACGCGATCCTCGGTGAGGTGGGGGAGCGGGTAACCGAGCCCCCACAGCGCGGGATTCGCGCCGTCGCGCTGGCGGTGGCCGCTCGCATTCTGACCAACCCGCAAGGGCTCCGGTCGGAGCAGGCGGGCGGCATGCTCCAGTCCTACGCCGACTCGCAGACAGGCGTGATCCTGTCGGGCGACGAGTTGCGCCGGCTGCGACGAGCGGTCGGCCTAACAACCGGCGCCGGAATGCTGGACATCGCACCGCCGGACGTTCGGATCACGGTGTACCCCTGGCGGCAGGCATGAGCCTGATCGCAGGATTGATGTCCGAGACGTGGTTCATCGAGCGGCCAGGAGAGCGGGTCCGGGATTCCACCGGTTCCTATGTCCCTGGCCCGCGCGTCCGAACCCGCGTCGACTACTGCGCCGTTATGAGCCCCTACGGCGTGACCGTGGGGTCCTCGTCGGAGACGCATGCGGCGAGCGACACCGTGACGACGAGGCGTGTTTTCGCAGCTCCCATCGGCACCGACGTTCGCCCCTCCGACCGCATCGTCAGTGAAGACGGCGCGGAAACGTGGGAGGTCATCGGCCGCCCGCTCGTCTTCCCGCTGACGTCCCTGGCCCGCGTCGAAGCCACGCTTCAGGAGGTGACTGGCTGATGGCGTACCGATCGAAGTACACCGGTCGCTATAGCGGCATCGGCGCCATGCTGTCTCGCCCGTGGCTACAGCCCGCATGTGTGTCGGCCGCAACGAAGATGATGGCGGAGGCGCAGGCAGTCTCTCCGACGGGTGACCCTGAAGAGGACCGTCACCCGGGGCTGTACCGGTCCAGCTTCGAAGTTCTGCCGATCTACAAGAACGTTCCCTTCCGCGGAAAGCCCCGCCGGCGCGCAAGTGCACGGCTCGTCAACCGTGCTCCGCATGCCTGGCGCGTGGAGCACGGCGACGGACACGTTCCGCGGTACGCCCCGCTGCAGAAGGCGATAGACGCTGCAAAGGCGGGACACGGTGGCTGACATCGAAGCGGTACTAGCCCCGTGGGCGGAAGCAACCTTCGACGCCTTCGGCTGCTCCGAGACGCCCGCGGACCTGGAGGAGCAGCTCCCCGTGATCCGCGTGGAGCGCATCGGCGGACCGGACGAGCGATTCAGCACGCACCCCCGCGTCGCAGTCGACGTCTTCGCCGCCACGGCTGACGAGGCCCGCACCCTAGCTAACAGCGTGCGAGATGCCCTCGTCTTCCTGAGCGGTCCCGTCAACGGCGCCGTCATCCGGTCCGTCCGTTGTGACGCCGGCCCGTCGCGACAGCCGTGGGCAAACGAAGCCGTCCATCGACGTGGCGCCACCTACACCGTGAGCCTCCGGGCCGCGTAACCCCCAAACCACTGACCCGAATTGCCATCGGCGTTCGGGCATTTCGCATGCCCTGGAGGCATCATGGCGGACACCCGCAATGCCGATC